GCCGCTCTGCCCGAACCGTTAGGAGAGAGCATGTCTGACGACCCCACAGAGGTCACGATCGAGACTGACTCCGAGGTTACGCTGGCAGCCGAGGACGAGAAGGCTGAGGGCATGGAGCCTGAGTCGAAGCAGATGGAAGAGGAACTCGCGATGGCGCAGGCGCGCATTGCTGAGTTGGAGGCTCGCATTTCTGAACTCGAAGGTTCAGAGAGTGAGGACATGATGGAGGAGGCAACCGATCCGGTCGCTCTCGCGAAGTCTGCCCCTGAGCCGATTCGTAAGGCGATGGAGGAGTTGGCTAAGGCTAAGGCCGAGGCTGAGTCCACGCTGGCGAAGGAGCGCGAGGATCGCGCTGACGCCGACGCCATCACCAAGGCGCGTGGAGCGTACAAGCATCTCGCGCTGGAGGCAGAGAAGGTTGGCCCTGCGCTCCGTCGTCTCGCAGCGATTGACGCTGATCTGGCGAAGAGCGTTGAGGATGCCCTTGCTTCTGCTGACGCGCAGAACGAGAGTGCCGATATCTTCACCGAGGTCGGTAAGGGCTTCGTCCCTGCTGGTGACGCGATCAACAAGATGACTTCCTTGGCTAAGGCAGCGGTAGCCGAGGGTAAGGCCGCGACCGTGGAGCAGGCTATGGCTCAGGTAGCAATTGACAACCCTGCCCTTTACAACGATTACCTGAGTGAGAGAGGAGCCTGAGAATGGCTTTCGAGTTCTCTAACGCCGCAGTTAAGACCACGTTCGTCGCTGGTGAGGATCTGTCGGCTAAGCAGTACCACTTCGTGAAGATCGACAATGGTGATGGCGAGGTTGTTGCCGTTAACGGCGCTACCGACCGTCCCATCGGTGTCCTCCAGAACGCTCCTGCCGCTGGGCAGGCTGCGGAGGTCACCATCGTCGGAGGCACCAAGATCGCGTGTGGCGGCTCCGCTTCCTTCGGGCAGCCGCTCTTCGCTTCGGCTTCCGCTACTGCCGTTACGCTCGCTTTCGGCACGACCGCTTCAGCCGCGTTCAGCGTCGGCACGTTCATTGAGAACGCTGCTGCTGGCTCTGACGCTGCTGCCGTCATCGACTGCGCCAACGCTGCGCGTGGACTCTAAGGAGAGTTGAACAATGCCACAGCCCACTAGCAGTCAGGTCCATGTTGACGCAATCCTGACTAACATTTCCGTTGCTTATCTTCAGCGTGCGGAGTCTTTCATCGCTGACAAGGTGTTCCCGGTTGTCCCCGTGGACAAGCAATCGGACAAGTACTTCGTCTACTCCAAGAATGACTGGCTTCGTGATGAGGCTCGCGTTCGTGCGGATGGCACGGAGTCTGTCGGTTCCGGTTACAACATCACGACGGATAACTACTACGCAGACGTCTTCGCGATTCACAAGGACATCGGCGATCAGACCCGCGCTAATGCGGATGCGCCGATCAACGTGGACCGTGAGGCTGCGGAGTTCGTTACGCACCGACTCCTTACCCGTCGCGAGATCCAGTTCGTGAATGACTTCATGACGACTGGCAAGTGGTCGAAGGACATCACTGGTGTTGCTGCTTCGCCCACCACGAACCAGACCATCCAGTGGAGTGACTACACCAACTCGGATCCGATTGAGGACATTGAGGCTGGCAAGGCTTCGATCCTTAGCACGACCGGACTGGAGGCGAACACTCTCGTCCTCGGATACGACGTCTTCCGTCGCCTGAAGAACCACCCGGATCTCGTGGATCGCATCAAGTACACGAGTTCGCAGACGATCACGGAGGATATGCTCGCTCGCATGTTCGATATCGAGCGCGTGCTGGTGTCTAAGTCCGTGAAGGCCACGAATGCGGAGGGCGCGACTGGCGCTTACTCGTTCACCACGGGTAAGACGGCGCTCCTCGCGCACGTTGCCCCGAATCCCGGCATCCTTACCCCGTCCGCTGGCTACACGTTCTCGTGGACTGGCGTCTCGCAGGGTATGGGCCTGACGATCGGTACGTCCTCGTTCCGCCTGGAGTCGCTGCGCGCGACCCGCGTGGAGGCTGAACTGGCGTTCGACAACAAGGTCGTCGCGTCGGATCTTGGCTACTTCTGGAACAGCATCGTCGCCTGATCCGGTATCCATAACTGAATAGCGCGGGAGCGGGATCACCTACACAATGGGTGGTCCCGCTTTCGGCTATCTACTGCCGGATTGCGATTAAACTAGAAGCGGGAGGTCAGTCATGACTTGGAGTTATTCCGGGAATCCTGGTGCGTCAAATCTTGACCATATCCGATTCTTGATTCAGGACACGGATACGGCAGATCAACTCTTCAGTAACGAGGAACTGACGTATCTGTTCAATTCGTACGGTGATGCGTATTCTGCTGCGATCGCTGCTGTGACCACGCTGATCGCTAAGGGTGCGCGGGTTCAGGAAGAGTCGAAGACGGTCGCTGACCTTTCCCTGTCTATCCGCTCGGGAGCGCGTGTAACCCAATGGGAAACGCTTCTGAAGTATCTGAAGGCTGAACGCTTCCGCCTTTACCCTGCTGCACCAGTAATCAACCAGAACGCCATCGTTCCCACGGTGGAGCGCGTGGAAGAGGACGAGTCCACAGACTTTGTTATCGGGCAGATGGATAACCGCACATGAGCATAGAGCAGAACTTCCTGGAGTTGTTCTCGCAGCGCGTCACGCTTTACCCGTCGTCCTCCATGGACAAGTACGGGAAGCGGACGTTCTCTGCGTCAGCGAGTGTGACAGCGTGCGCTCATTACGTCAGCGAGACGACGCTGCTTCGCACACCTGATGGTCGCGATGTCGTTGAGGACGGGCGCTTCTACCTGTATGGAGTGTTCCCCGTGACGACGGATTACAAGATCCGCCTGGAAGACGGTAGCGAGCCGATCATCATCGGCGTGGATACTCCCTACGATCAGGCTGGCGCACACCACACGGTCGTGAGGGTTGGTAAGGGCTAATGGCGCGAGTCGGCGTTCAGTTGAAAGGCATGACGGATCTCATCCGCGCTGTCAATCGTTACCAGGGTTTGCGTCCTGTTCTGGAGAAGGCTGTCTTCACAGAGGCGAACACGGTGCTGAACGAGTCGAAGAAGATCGTTCCTGTGGCGACAGGTAATCTGCGAGCATCTGGACGAGTGGAACCACCGAAGTCCACGGATACGGAGACGGTGGTGGATGTCACCTACGGTGGCGCTGCTGCGCCGTATGCCATTTACGTCCATGAGATCCCCCATTACCGTCACGCGGCAGGGAAGACCTTCAAGTTCCTGGAGATCCCCGCGATGGCTCACCGGGATAAGTTCGCGCGTAACGTCAAGGAGCGAGTCCTTGCCTATTTGCGGAGGACGCGATGATGCTGGAAGCGTTAGCAGACAGGCTCACTACTGCATCTGTCGCTACGACCGGAGTGGATCTGTTCATCGGGATCATGCCGAATGATCCTGACTTGTGCGTGGCGCTGTATGAGTACGCAGGATCTCCGCCGCTGGAGGTTCTCAGGGATAACGCCGCGACACTTGAACGTCCTAGCGTCCAGGTAATGGTCAGGGCATCCCGTAACGATTATCCTGCTGCTCGTGAACTTATCACGGAGGTACGCGACACCCTCACAGGGATCACGGACCAGTCCATCAGTGGAGTCACATTCCTGCGCGTTAGTCAGAACTCATCCATCAACGCAGTCGGGACAGATGAGAACGACAGACCGTTGTTCACGCTATCGCTCACGACTGTCGTGGAGCGGTGATGGATGCTTACGGCAAGGGAACGAAGACAACCGAGAGGCCTCGTTGCTGGCGCTGCAATAAGTTGCTTGCGGAACTGGTAACGGCACCCTGGCGAATCACGTGCCCTAGGTGTAAGGCTGCTAACAAGCAGGAGTAGATATGGGCCTGAAGGACGAGTTCACGAAACAGATCCAGTCGGCAGAGGAACTGACAGCACGGAAACGTAAGTGGCAGCCGGGAGTGGAGTGGCTCGGCAGCGAAGGGACCGTTACTACTGACGCGGTACAGGGTGACCCGGAGTGGGACAGCATCCTGATCGCGTGGGATCTGGATCCTGGTGACTACCAGATCGTAGAGCCTGTCCTGTTCAACTCATGGGGTGGCAGCGACGGGCTGACGAACCGCCAGTTCAAGGCGAAGGTTGTGCGGCGTGTGCACGCGTCCGTGGATCTGGAACCGCTGATCGCGGAAGCCATGAGGCACAAGCCTAGGAAGCGCACGTTCGATGGGACTGCGACGCTGAATGTGGTGCTGGCTGACTGGCAGATCGGTAAGGCGGATGGGGATGGGCTGGAGGGAACGATCCAGCGCGTGATCGACTGTCGTGATGCGTTGATAGAACGCGCAAGGGAACTGCGGAAGATCGGTAGGCCAGTCGCCCATCTGAACGTTCTGTGGACTGGTGACAGCGTGGAGGGATGCGTGGGGCACTACCCATCGCAGACGTACTCCGTGGAACTGAACCGCAGGGATCAGGTGAAGGTGACGCGTCGCCTGCTGACTGACAGCCTGCAAGCGTGGGCGAAACACTTCGAAACTGTAACGGTCGCTGCGGTGGCTGGTAACCACGGGGAGAACAGGAACTCTTCCGGGAAAGCGTTCACAGGTGTTGCGGACAACGATGATCTCGCGGTCGTGGAACAGGTGTCTGAGATCCTGGCAGCCAATGAAGAGGCGTACGGGCACGTTCGCTTCGTGCTGGCGCGGGACAGCCTGACCCTTACTATCCCATCCGCAGGATGGATACTAGGCATAACGCACGGGCATCTCTCCCGTAATGGTGCTAACGCGGAAGGGAAACTGCGCTCATGGTGGGAGAAGCAGGCCGCAGGCAGGCAGCCCATCGGGGATGCGGATGTGCTGGTGTCAGGCCACTACCATCACCTGAGGATGGCTGACTGGGGAGGATGCGTCTGGCTACAGGCTCCGGCGCTAGATGGCGGTAGTGACTGGTGGAAGGCCGCATCTGGGGAAGTGTCACAGTCTGGCGCTCTCACATTCGTGATGACGGAAGCGCAGCGCGTGACGGATGTTGCCGTATTGTGACCCCATGAGTGAAGACATCCTGGATCAGAGGGCTAAGCATTATGGTCCGGTAGGTCCGAACATCGAACGTATCGCCGCACTTTGGTCCGCGTACTTGGGATCCAATATCACGGCGCATGATGTCGGCTGGATGATGGTTCTGGTGAAGGTTTCGCGATCACGTGTGGATCCGAACCATCTTGATAACTATGAGGATGCTCGCGGTTACGCCACGATTGCAGAGCAGATGCGAAACAGAGAGTTGTTGCAGGAGATCGGGGAACGCAGGAAGGGGACATTAAGTTGATCTGCCAGTCATGCCAGATAGGAGGGGAACTGAACCGTGAAGGGCAAGAGAAAGAAGCGATCAAGCGTCACGCGAAGTGCGAATGGCCCAACGGTGGATGCTTCTGTCAGCACGCCACAGGAGGCAGAGTCTACGTCCAGCGTTAGCGTCGCCTTCATTAGTGGGGACTGGAACAATCAGACCGATCCGCCAGAGGCTAACGGATGCGCCTACTACCGTCAGGTACTTCCTTGCAGACTCTTAGAGCAGCACGGCTATGACGTTATGGTGGGGCAGCCTCGACCGCACGACCCGATGGGCATAGGTCTCGCTAAGGACGACGGTGCGTTATTCGGTTTCGATGTGAACGTGTACAAACTGATGATGCACGCGTCGGTACCTCAACTGTTCCACACGATGCAGTCGAAGGGGCAGACGGTCGCGGTAGACATCGACGACTTTCACTTCGATCTTCACGAAGAGAACATTGCGCACGCCGCCACGAACCCTCACACGAATCCGACGAACAACCGAATGTGGTACGAGATCGGGATACGGCAGGCCGACTTCATTACCGTATCTACGGGATTTCTCGCGGACTTCTACGGGCGGCGCTGTCGAGATGTCCGACTCGTCCGTAACACGGTCGAGACTGACAGGTTCACTCCGGTCGAGCAGACGGATAATCCGACGTTCGGCTGGATCGGCGGTACGTTGTGGCGCTCTGGCGACATCGAACTCCTGCGGGACTGGCTGCCCGCGTTCGTGAAGCAGCACAATGTCCCGGTCCGGCACGCCGGTCACATCCCCGGCGATCCCCGGCACTTTGCCGTACGCGCTGGATTGCAGCGTGTAGACACGACTCCGATGCAGACGATCAGTAACGTTCCGAATATGATGACGTTCCATGTGGGGCTAGTCCCGCTGGTCCGTAACAGTTTCAATGAGGCGAAGAGTTACCTAAAGGGATTGGAGTATGCGGCTGCTGGCATACCTTTCATCGCGACACCGACAGAGGAATACAGGCTCTTAGCGGCCTCGGGAGTCGGGAGGCTAGCCTCTTCCCCGGACGAATGGATGGACCACGCTACGGCGCTCCTAGACCCTTCCACGCGTATCGCGGAGGCCGCGCGGAATCGCGCCATCGTGAAGCAGAAGTTCGACATCGGCGGGATGGGGGAAGCATGGGCTACCGCGATCACTTCCTGAATCACGCCGGTTGCATCGCCGCGCAGAATGAGGCGACTCTTCACGCGATCGACCGAGCGATCCCTGTGCACCCACTCGCGATGCTACTCATCGGTATCGGTAACGGTGGAGCGGTCGAGATCTGGCGCGACACGCTCCCCGAAGGGTCAAGCGTTACCGCGATTGACGAGAATCCTGATGCTGCTGGTATCCCGAACCTTGGCGTTATCTTGTGCGATACAAGAGACCGCATTGCCATGCGGGAAGCCCTGAAAGGCCAATGGTTCGATGTCATCATCGACGCGACGGGAACGATGCAGCCCTACGCGTGGCCCTTCCTGCGTCCCGGTGGCATTCTCATTTATGAAAGTTATGTTCCGGAAATGATAATGATGCTCGTGCAGGATCTTGCCTCTGGCGGGGACTCGTGGCTTCCCGGAGAAGAGATCATGCGGATCGACACATACCAGTCCTGCGTCGTTATCGAGAAGCGCAACCCTCGCGTCGTCCCGTATCTGAACGTACTGACAGGTAACTTTGCTGAAGTGAAACCCGAATCGGAGTTCATCGCGGCTGGCTTCAAGCGAGTCATTTCCGCGTAGACTAGAACCGTGGCGAACTACTGGCGTAAGCGCACCTATCAGCAGGCAGCGACGGACAGCGACGGCCTAGCCAAGCGTGGACTCGTCTACCTGATGAGTGAGTTTTTCACGGTCGATGCTGGGGCTTCTGTCTACTTTGCGATTGACACTAAGGGCGCTGAAGTCGAGTTTCAGTTCTATGACATCGCTAGTGACCAGGGGGAGATCCGCGCGACACTACTTGAGGCTCCCGCTACGGTGACGCAGTACAACTACATCACTCCGAGGAACCTCAACAGGAAGTTCCCCGACACCG